TGTGTCACTAAGCGTCGGAAGAGGCGAAAAGCTGCCAGTCAGCAAAGGCGCCGGCTTGACTGCCAAGGGGCGGGAGAAATACAACCGCGAGACGGGCAGCAACCTGAAGGCACCGGCGCCGCATCCGAAGACCAAGGCAGACGAAGGTCGTAAGAAGTCGTTCTGCGCCAGAATGGGTGCCGTTGCAGCGAACGCGAAAGACGGTGAACGCGCCAAAGCGGCGCTCAAACGATGGAAGTGCTGATTATGGCGACTAAACCAGGGTTGTACGCAAACATTCACGCAAAACAAGCGCGTATTAAGGCCGGAAGCGGCGAAAAGATGCGCAAACCCGGCTCGCCAGGCGCACCAACGAACAAGGACTTCAAGCAGTCGGCCAAAACGGCTAAAAAGGGGAAGTAATATGCCGCTCGTTAAGTCGAAATCCGAAAAAGCGTTCAGAGAAAACATCCGCGCCGAGGTAAAATCAGGCAAACCGGTCAAACAGGCCGTGGCCATCGCGTACGCAACCAAGCGCGCGGCGGCTAAACCCGCGAAAAAGATGAAATAAATGGAACTCTCGCCCGACGAACAAGCCGTTATCGACTACCACAGGTCAAACTTGTGGCAAGGCCGGGGTTTGAAGAACCCTGACGGGTCAATTACGACGTTCAAAGGGTCGGTTATAGGCGCTGATGGTGGTCACATGATTTTGCCCACCTATTGGCACGGTCAAGTGCGAGATATTCCGCAAGCCATGCGTTTTGCCATAAAATCTGGCATCAAGTTTCCAGTTTACCCAACAGTTAAAGAAGCTTTGGCCGCTGAACAACGTCTGCATGGCATCATGGAGCAGGATTTGCGCGATTACAGTGCCCGACCACAACCAAAGACGAAATAAATGGACTACACCGGCATAAATAAGGCAGCAAAAGTCGCCGATATCGGTGGAAATCCGCCGCCCGACGACATCAAGAAAGACACGCAAGACGCGCTTTCAACTATGCGCAAACGGCTGGATATGGCCATTTCGGCGCTGTCTGAGAGCCGAGAAGACGAGCTTGATGACCTGCGCTTCTATGCCGGCTCACCCGACAACCACTGGCAGTGGCCAGCTGACGTCTTGGCTACCCGTGGTGCAGTGCAAGGGCAGACGATCAACGCCCGTCCAACACTGACGATCAACAAGCTGCCGCAACACGTACGACAGGTCACCAATGACCAAAGACAAAACCGTCCGAGCGGCAAAGTTATTCCTGCTGACGACAACGCCGACCCAGAAGTCGCCGAAATCTACAACGGCATGGTCAGGCACATCGAATACATCTCGGACGCCGACGTCGCCTACGACACCGCCTGCGAGAACCAAGTCGCCTACGGCGAAGGTTACATCCGAATCCTGACCGAATACTGCGACGACGACACGTTCGATCAAGACATCAAGATTTCGCGCATTCGCAACAGCTTCTCGGTCTACATGGATCCGACGATCCAAGACCCGTGCGGGGCGGATGCCAAGTGGTGCTTTGTCACCGAAGACCTGCAGCGCGCTGAGTACGAACGCATGTTCCCAGACGCAAGCCCTATCTCTACCCTGCAAGCGCAAGGTGTGGGTGACCAGTCGATCTCGGTCTGGATCAACCAGGATACGGTGAGGATTGCTGAGTATTACTACATCGAGTACGACCGCGCCACACTGCACCTGTACCCCGGCAACGTGACGGCTTTCGAGGGTTCGCCCGAGGCCAAGCAGATGAAGCAGATGGGCATCAAGCCGATCAGAAGCCGTGAAGTCAACGCCAAGCGGGTCAAGTGGTGCAAGACCAACGGCTACGAGATGCTGGAGGAGAACGACTGGGCAGGCCGCTGGATTCCCATCGTGCGCGTCATCGGTAACGAGTTTGAAGTGGACGGTAAGCTGTACGTGTCGGGTCTGGTGCGTAACGCCAAGGACGCCCAGCGCATGTACAACTACTGGACGAGCCAAGAAGCCGAGATGCTGGCTTTGGCACCCAAAGCGCCGTTCATTGGCTATGGTGGCCAGTTCGAAGGCTACGAGATGCAGTGGAAGACGGCCAACACGCAGAACTGGCCGTATCTAGAGGTCAACCCTGACGTGACCGACGGCTCTGGCGCTGTCTTGCCGCTGCCACAACGCGCTGCACCGCCGCTGCCACAAACGGGTCTGATTCAGGCCAAGATGGGCGCGTCAGACGACATCAAGTCCACCACCGGTCAGTACGACACCAGCTTGGGAGCGACATCCAATGAGCGTTCGGGCAAGGCGATTTTGGCGCGCGAGCGTCAGTCTGACACTGGCACTTATCATTACGTGGACAATCTGGCACGCGCTGTTAGGCACGTAACCCGTCAGCTGGTTGACCTGATCCCCAAGATTTACGACACCCAGCGTGTGGCTCGCATCATCGGCATCGATGGTGAAACTGACATGGTTAAGCTAAACCCCATGCAGCCAGAACCTGTGCGCGAGATTCGCGATCAGAACGACATCGTCATCGACAAGATTTACAACCCAGGCGTCGGTAAGTACGACGTCGTGGTCACCACCGGCCCGTCCTACCTGACCAAGCGTCAGGAGGCACTGGATGCGATGGGCATGATCCTGCAGTCCAACCCGCAGCTCTGGCAAGTGGCCGGCGACCTGTTCATCAAGAACATGGACTGGCCTGGCGCGCAGGAGATGGCGGCTCGCTTTGCCAAGATCATCGATCCGAAGATCATGCAAGACAGCGACGAGTCGCCCGAGATGCAGCAGGCCAAGCAGCAGATGGAAGCGATGGCGCAAGAGCTGGATCAGCTGCATCAGATGCTGCAAAACGTCGACAAGTCGATCGAAGTGCAGGACTTGGAGCGCAAGAATTTCGAGGCCGAGATCAAGGCGTACCAAGCCGAGACGCAACGCCTGTCCGCTGTGGCTGCCGGCATGAACCCCGAGCAGGTGCAAGAGGTCGTCATGCAGACACTGCGCGACGTCATGACTGCCGGCGACTTGGTCATGGAAGGCGGCGGTCTGGAGTTGCCAGGCGAGATGCCAATGGGCGGCCAGCCACCGATGGGCGGCGAAATGGGTGGAATGCCACCGGAAATGCAACAAATGCCGCCAGAAATGGGTATGATTCCACCGCAATCGGCTGAAATGCCGCCCGAAATGATGAATATGCCGCCGCAGGAGCCGCAATTATGAAAGCCGCTGATTTTGTAGGAATGCTGTTTTTGGCGCGGGATGTCACGCATTCGGTGCATCTGAACACCCGCAGCTATGCAAAACACAAGGCGCTGCAAAAGTTTTATGACGGCGTCATTGATCTAGCCGACAAGTTTGCGGAAGCCTATCAGGGTAAGTACGGTCTGATTGGCCCGATCTCGCTGCACTCAGCCAAAAAGACCACCAACGTGGTGGAGTTTTTGGAAGACCAGCTGGAAGAAATTCATGCTGTGCGCTACAAGGTCGTCGATAAGGATTGCACTGCAATCCACAACATCATCGACGAAATTGAAGGGCTGTATATGTCAACGCTGTACAAACTGAAATATCTTGCTTGAGGTAAAACATGGCAAATTACACCTACATCACGGCTTCGGCCAACATTAAACCAATGGCTGGCAAGCTCAAGGGTATCTTTGTCAGTGCAGCCTCCAGCACACCGACGATCACGGTTTATGATTCGGCAGCTGCGACCACCACAACAACCATTCTTGGCACCTTCACACCTGCCGCCGCAACATCGTATCTGTTGCCTTTGGACGGCGCGTATGCTAAAAATGGTATCTATGTGGTAATTAGTGGCACAGTCAATGCCACGGTCATCTACGAATAATTTTGCTTTACCCGCACTGACGCGGTACGTCAGGGATTCTCTAGGAATCGACAATGTCTGAAGAAACAAGCAATCAGTTAGCGGATTCACCCGCGCCAGAGCAGGCACCGACGGCAGAGCCTGTAGCTGTAGAAACAACCGCGCCGGAGAATGAACAGCCGACCGAACAGCAGTCCAAGACCTTCACACAAGAAGAGCTGGATGCAATCGTAGGCAAAAGGCTTGCAAGAGAGCAAAGGAAGTGGGAACGCGAGCAGGCACGTAGAGCGCAAACAGCACCTACCCCTGCAGAGTTGCCGCCTGTTGAGAATTTTGATTCCGTTGACGCGTATGCGGATGCACTAGCAGCGCGCAAGGCTGAAGAATTGTTGGCACAGCGGGAAATCGAACGGCAGAAAATGGATCTGCTCGACGCGTATCACGATAGGGAAGAAGAAGCACGGAGCAAGTATGATGACTTTGAACAAGTCGCTTACAACCCCAAGCTGCCAATCTCTAACGCGATGGCTGAGACGATCCAAGCGTCGGATGTTGGCCCTGATATTGCGTATTACTTGGGCTCAAATCCGAAAGAAGCCGCGCGTATAGCCTCACTGAATTCGCCCATATTACAGGCCAAAGAAATTGGCAAGATTGAAGCAAAAATTGCTTCTGAGCCGGTTTTGAGAAAAACGACAAGCGCCCCACCACCTATCGCGCCCATATCGGGTAGAGGCTCTGGAGCGCCGTCTTATGACACGACTGACCCACGTTCTATCAAGAACATGACTACGTCAGAGTGGATTGAGGCGGATCGCCAGCGTCAGATAAAGAAGTGGGAAGCTCAACGTAACCGCTAACTTTTTAGGATATCAATCATGGCAAACTCGATTCTTACCATCGACATGATTACTCGGAAGGCTCTCGAAATCCTCGAGAACAACCTGGTACTCACTCGTAACGTCAACCGTCAGTACGACGACTCTTTCGCCGTTGAAGGCGCAAAAATTGGCTCGACTCTGCGTATTCGTTTACCAGACCGCGCTCTGGTGACCGACGGCGCCGCTCTGCAAGTGCAGGACGACAACGAACAGTTCACCACCCTGACCGTGGCTTCCCAGAAGCACATCGGTGTGAACTTCACCTCCGCTGAACTCACCATGCAGTTGGATGACTTCGCAGAGCGTGTTCTGAAGCCTCGTATTTCGCAGCTGGCCTCCAGCATCGATGCTGACGTTGCTAACGCATACAAAAACATCGGTAACTCGGTCGGCACCCCCGGCACCACGCCTTCGACTTCGCTCGTTCTGCTGCAAGCTCAGCAGAAGCTGAACGAAAACGCAGCTGTGATGTCGCCACGCTACGCAACTGTTAACCCAGCTGCCAACGCTGGTCTGGTTGAAGGCATGAAAGGTCTGTTCAACCCAACCGACACCATCAGCCGCCAGTTCAAGAACGGCATGATGGGCACCGGCGTTCTGGGCTTCGACGAAGTCAACATGTCGCAGTCGATCAAGCAGCACACCAACGGCGACTGGGGCACCACCATCACTGTGACTTCGACCGTCACAACTGAAGGTCAGTCCACACTGCCAATCAGCTTTACTGGCTCGTCTAAGACATGGAATGTCGGCGACGTGTTCACTATCGCTGGCGTGTTTGCTGTCAACCCACAGACCCGTGAATCCACTGGTTCGCTCCAGCAGTTCACTGTGACTGCAGCTACTTCCGGCTCTTCGACTGCTACGCTGAACATCTTCCCAGCGCTGTATTCGGCAAGCCAGGCTCTGGCCACTGTGACTTCGCTGCCTGCTTCGGGCGCTGCTGTCACCATGCTGGGTTCGGCTGCTACTGCCTACCCACAGAACCTCGTCTACCACAAAGATGCGATCACCTTCGCGACCGCTGACTTGCTGATGCCACAAGGCGTTGACATGGCTTCCCGCCAAGTCCACAACGGCATTTCGATGCGTATTGTTCGTCAGTACGACATCAACAATGACCGTCTGCCTTGCCGTATCGACGTTCTGTACGGCTACAGCACAATCCGTCCGCAAATGGCTTGCCGCGTCTGGGGCTAAGCATTGGTGGGGGCTTCGGCCCCCATTACTGAATCTATTTGAAAGGAAATTATCATGGCAATTCCTAACGGCGGCGACGCCTATCAATTTTCCGACGGCAACACTAGCGCAGCTAAAGCTGTCGGCGGCACTATCATCCGTTTTGCTGGCGGCGTTGAGTTTCACGGTTTGGCTACTGCAATCACCGCAAACAGCACCACTACTACAGCACCTGCAGGCTCGATGGCTATCACCAGCAACGCAACAGGCGCTGGTAAGCTGTTTGTGTCTGACGGCACTAAGTGGCAATACGGCGCTGTATCCTAACTAATTGCCCCGCTACGGCGGGGCGTTTTTTAAAAGGTTAAATCATGCCTAACACTAAAGCTGTCGGTGTTGCGTATTTAGATCCAGAGTTTGAAAGCGTATCGGTTACCGGTGCAATTACTGCCCCGACCATTACGTCTACTGCTACCACAAGTGCAGTCGTCGCTAATGCAACCGCTGGCTTGTATTTTCTGACTACCGCAATTACCGCTAACTCCACCACTACTTCCGCCCCTAAAGGCTCAATCGGCACCACCAGCAATGCAACAGGCGCTGGCAAGCTGTTTGTGTCTGACGGCACGAAGTGGCAATTTGCTGTTGTTGCTTAAAAAAATAGGGGCTTCGGCCCCTATCTAATCTATGACAATTTATCTACGACACGCTGTTCACGGCACCAAAGTCGCCAATATGGATTTGGAAGCCGAATTTGATGAACAAAACGGATGGGAGCGGTATAATCCCGACACGCCTTCGGCTCCCGAAGCAGCGGCGCCAGTCAACGAGCTGGAACCCAAACGTCGTCGTAGCCGCCCGCCTGCAGAGGTTGCGGCAGTAGAATAAGGAGCCTGCATGGCAACCGCTTTCGACCAGATCAAAGCAGCACTCCGGCTGATTGGCCAGCTGGCCGAAGGTGAGGAACCTTCTCCGCAGGCTGCTCAAGATGCCTTGAACGCCATGAATCAGATGATTGATTCGTGGAATACAGAGCGTCTGGCCGTCTTCTGTACAGAAGACCAAGTTTTTCTTTGGCCGACCGACACTATTACCCGCACACTTGGCCCAACCGGCGATTTTGTGGGTAATCGTCCTATTCTGATTGACGATGCGACGTACTTCCGCGATCCGCAGACCAATGTGTCTTACGGCATCAAGCTGATTAACCAGCAGCAGTACGACGGCATCGCGGTCAAGACCGTGACCAGCACCTATCCGCAGGTCATGTTTGTCAACAACACGTTCCCCGACATCACCATGACCGTGTACCCAAAGCCCACAAGGCTTTTGGAATGGCATTTTGTGTCGGTGCAGCAGCTGGATAAGCCAGCAACCCTGAACACCACCTTGTCCTTCCCGCCAGGTTACTTGCGGGCGTTCAAATACAACTTGGCGATGGAAATTGCCAACGAATTTGGTGTTGAGCCTATGCCGCAGGTTGTGCGGATTGCCATGACGTCTAAGCGTAATCTGAAGCGCATCAACAACCCAGATGACGTGATGTCCATGCCGTACTCGCTGGTTGCTACCCATCAGCGCTACAACATCTACGCTGGGAATTTCTAAGCTGTGAAGACGCCCATTCTTGGCCAATCCTATGTAGCTCGCAGCGTCAATGCTGCGGATAGCCGCATGGTCAACCTGTACCCAGAAGCCACACCGGCGCCAGAGGGTAACGAGCCTGCGTACCTGAACCGGGCGCCCGGCTTGCGCAAGCTGGCAACCGTCGGTACTGGCCCCATCCGTGGGCTGTGGGCTTACGGCGATTACGCATACGCCGTGTCAGGCGCTCGTCTGTACCGGATTGACACCAACTGGACGGTCACGCCAATCGGCGGCGTGTCGGGCACTGGCCCCGTGTCGATGGTCGATAACGGCACACAGCTTTTCATTGCGGCCAACCCTGACGGGTACATCTACGATGCGGCGACTGAGGCGTATGCTGAGATTACCGACGTGGATTTCCCAGGCGCGGTGACGGTCGGCTATCTGGATGGCTACTTCATCTTTCAGGAACCCAATTCAGACCGTTTCTGGACGTCTGAGCTGCTCGATGGCACTCAGATTGACCCGCTGAGTTTTGCCAGCGCTGAAGGTATGCCAGACCGGTTGGTGTCGCTGTTTGTTGACCACCGCGAGGTGTGGCTGTTTGGCACGCAGTCCGTTGAGGTCTGGTACGACGCTGGCACAACGCCTTTCCCGCTGGCTCGCATCCAAGGTGCGGTCAACGAGCTGGGGTGCGCTGCGACGTACTCAGTTGCCAAGATGGACAACTCGCTGTTTTGGCTAGGGGCTGACGCCCGTGGCCAAGGCATCGTGTTTCGGGCGCAAGGTTATTCTGGCCAGCGAGTGTCCACCCACGCGGTCGAGTACGCTATTCAGAGCTATGGCACGATCTCAGACGCGATTGGCTTTACGTACCAGCAGGACGGCCACTCGTTCTATGTGCTGACCTTCCCGACCGCCCAAAAGACGTGGGTGTTTGACATGGCTACCCAAGCCTGGCATGAGCGCGCCGGGTTTGCCAATGGTGAGTTCATTCGCCACCGCGCCAACTGCCAGATGTTCTTCAACAACGAAGTGGTGGTCGGCGACTTCCAAAACGGCAAGATTTACGCGTATGACTTGGACGTGTTTGCCGACGACAATCTGCCACAGAAGTGGCTGCGGTCATGGCGGGCGCTGCCAACTGGCCAGAACAACTTAAAGCGTACCGCCCAGCACACCCTGCAGTTGGAGTGCGAGACGGGTGTGGGCATTGTGACTGGCCAAGGCAATGACCCGCAGGTCATGCTGCGCTGGTCAGACGACGGCGGCCACACTTGGTCGAACGAACACTGGACGGGCATGGGCAAGATCGGCAACTATGGCTATCGTGCCTTCTGGCGTCGTCTTGGCATGACGACTAAGCTGCGTGACCGCGTGTACGAGGTGTCGGGCACCGACCCCGTCAAGATCGCCATTATGGGTGCCGAACTTGTGTTGACCGGCACCAATGCCTAACCCAGATAACGAGCCACAACTACCCAAGAACCAGTCGCCAATCATTGACGACCGGACGGGGCTTGTCTCGCGGGATTGGTATCGGTTCTTCCTAAACCTGCTCAACAAAGCCAACACCGGCGGTGGCGGCGGATCAGGCACGGTGACCTCGGTCAACGTCTCCGGCGGCACTACGGGTCTGACAACGTCCGGCGGCCCGATCACAACATCAGGCACCATCACGATTGCAGGTACGCTGGACGTCGATAACGGCGGCACAGGGGCTACCACGGCGTCCGGTGCCCGCACGAACCCTGGGGCAGCTGCATCAGGTGCCAACAGCGACATCACGTCGATGTCAGGCATAACCGGCGGCATATCCACGCCCGACTTCATTCAGTTTGACACCACGGCTACCGTTACAGATGCCACCGGCAAGCTGTATTACGACAACGCGGATCAGTTCCAAACACTGACGTTCCAAATGAATGGTGGAACAATCCAGCGCATAGGCGAGGAGTTGTATTACCGTGTCAAGCTGTCTGCTTCAGCCACCAAAGGCCAAGTGCTGATGTTTACCGGCACGCTAGGGGCAAGCGGTGGTTTGCAAGCCGCGCCTGCCACTGGGTTGCTGCCAGAGCAAGCCAGC